CTTGACCGCTGGCAATATTTACTGTTTTGATTAAGATTTCAGCGTTGTTTTCTTCTTTATATGCATCAAGTTCAGATATTCGCATATTTTTTTCCCACTCAACGCCTGTTGTTTTATTTCTAAAGTCGTATGTTGGCATTTATTCCTTCTGTGAACCATGTTGGTGTTGTAGTTTTCCATGTCGCAAAACTTTTCTTATACTTTATATAGTAATCTCTGTAAGCAGTAATACTGTCTTTGTTTTTTACATCATCAGGCATCGCTTGTAAAGGTTGTGTAAATGGTACATTAGGAATATTTTCTGGCACTTCTCTGAGTATGCCTCTCAGTTTGATAAACGACATATGGTCTTTGCCATATCGTGTTTTGAATTCTTCATGCAAACAACACCACATGTCATACAACCATTCGTAGTTCTCTTTACTTTGTCGAAGCCAGATGTTACTAGGGTGATTGACATGACAAGATTTGTAGAGGTAATGGTCTCGTCTTGGGTGAGAGTATGTTTTCATTGTACGACCTATCTTGTTCAGTCGAGTAACTTCTTTGCCGTCAAGAACTCTGTGTGCAGTAGACATCAATTGAGCATACTCAACCATCATTTTACTGCTGTGTTTGTCAAGGTGCATTTCTGCACAAACTTTTGGGTCTTTGTCTAGGTAAAATATATTCATACAAGTATTATACTATGATTTAAAGATATTGTCAAGCATTTATAAGTCATAAACTCCTCTTATGTTGTTTTTAATTACTGAACGAACCAAAGGAATATAGTTCGGGTCGGTTGCATATGAATCAAGTGTCATTGCCAACTCCATACCATCTGGTATTACTCCGTCATTAAGATGTCGTTGTCTTAAACTTCTGAACGCTTCATAAGCCCACACTTCATTAATAATTCTTACATAGTATTCTACACTATCACATTTGCTAGCAAACACTTTGACGCCCCAACCAGGCCAGTTTGTAAGTGTTTTTGGCAACATGTAGTTATCATCTCTGTCAAAAGTTCTAATGCCAAAAAGATTGTTGGCTTCATTTGCAAATCGACTATCGCCCCAACCAGTTTCAACAACTGCCTGTGCCACAATCAATTCGTTTGGCACTTGTTTGTGAATGGGCATATCTTTGTATAGATGTTCAATACAAGAATTAAGTGAGTAAACAAATAAAGGTTTTGTTTTTGTTATGATAGTGGGTTTGTCAATTACTTTTGCTTCAGTAGATGTAAAAGCAAAAAGTGCTATTGCCAAGATACATGCAGTAAATACATGTATCACAGTTATTTCAAACTGTTTCTTTTTCTTTTTGAGTTTGTTTCTTCGTAATCTTTGAGTGGCGTATTTGTTTTTAATCATAAAAAAATCTCCATGCTTCTTCGTCTGTTATGGGTAGTTTCTCATAAGGTACCGTATCTTTCGGTAAAGGTAAATCATCAGTCATAATGTAAAAACCCTCCTTTCAGAGGGTTTTGAAAGAATATTAATCTTTTTTCATAAAGTTATCATCCCAGCCAAATGCATCTTTGACTAGGTTAGCAGTAAATCCTTTGTACTTGTTGTTGACTTTCTTATTGACAACAGTTACTAAGAATTCTGCCTCTTCGGCACTAAGACCTTCTAACATTTGAATAAAGAGTGTTTCTCTTTTATTATTTGATAGTGTATTATCACCACCTTTTGTGAACAAATACAAACGCTTTGCTTCTTGTTGAAGTAAGGTGTGTTCTGTTCCCACAGGAGCATCATTCGCCACATACGGCACATCGCCATCTGGCAATAACCATTCTATGTTCGGGTCAAATGCACCTTTTAAAACCTGTCGTAAAGGTACTGAATCGTGTTCTTTCAATACTTTTAACTTTTTAGGTTTGTCTTTTGCATTGTTTATCTTTGTAGCGATTTCGCTGAACAAAGGTGGAACTGCTCGGCCTGATTCTGCCATTGCAGCCATGCCTCGTCTAGTTGTTAATGCAGGGTGGGATTGTTGTGTTGCTTGCTCTTCTATGATAGAGCCATCAGGGTTTCTTCTGATTATCATGTTATTCTCCTTAACAGTTCTTTTGAAGTCTAAAATTCGTCAATGACTTCAATTAAAGTTTTAAGTTTTCTTGTAATAAAGTAGTTAAGAATCTTACTTCTATGTGCTACTTTAACCTCGTTAAATTCATCATATATTTTCGCCTCAATTTCTGGCGGTATTAGACTTAAATCAATTAGTTTTTGATTTCGGTCATAATTCTGTTGTTCTTCAGGAGTCATAGTCATAACCATTTCGTTTAACCATGCCTCTATTTTCTTTTTAGTTAAAGGTCTTTGTCGTCTACCTTCAATGAAAACATTATCATCTGACAATACATTTGGGATGCCATCACTTCGGTCACCTTTTAGTATATGCTCTTTAATATATATACTCGGGTTTTCATCTTTTCCTATAAATTTGTTTAACACAGGACTGTATTGTTGTACATTCTTATTGTGTAACTGTATGAAATCTTTGTCGCCAGATAGTATCAGTATCTTCTGGTCGTGATGTTTTCTCACTAGAACAGCAATAATATCATCTGCTTCTGTTGTATCTAGTTCAACATATCTGTATGGCATATGTTCTTTGAGTTCTCGTCTAATCGTAGTTAGAATCTCAAATATCTTAGCCCAGTCATGGTCTGATTTCTCTCGTGATTCTTTTCGGCCTGCCTTATAGTTTGGGAATATCTGCTTTCGCCACACATTACCACTATCACAAGCAAGAACCATTTCGCCATACTTATCACGAAACTTTTTATTATGCCCACGAAGTGAGTTTAGAACCATGTGTCTGACTAAATCTTCACTTAGTTCTGGTGCATTGCGACCATTAATCTGAATCATCAGATTAGAAATCATTATTTGACTTAAATCAACTAGTATCATAATCTATCCCATTACCATATCGAATGCTTCTTCACGACTCATTTCTCGCTCTCGTAGAGCATCATTTGCTCGTTTATCGAGTTCACGCTTTTTAAGGAACCTGTATACTGTACCAGTTGTGTTTAGATTGGGTTTAGGGTCGTATGAAGTACCGAACGCAAGTTCGTCTTTGTTTGCATATGAATATTCAATGCCGTTGATATCTTTTGCCATTATTTACCACCTTTTTTCATCATAATATAGTTATATTATACACGAATACTGGACTCGTGTCAAGCATTATTCCACTTATTTAGCGTCTTTTTTTAGCTAATTCGTTGTCAATCCAGGCCTGTGCCATTGGTGATGTTGGTTTACTTCTGACTAACTTTTGAATTTCTTTGTAGACTTTGATATTAACATCTTCAGCCTCTACATTATTATCTACTTCAACAAAGTTCCTAGAACCAAAGATAGCACGAAGTTTAGGTATGTTCTTTTGAATTTGTCTATGACTGTTGATAACGATTGGTTCTGGCACACTTCTTGGTCGCAACTCATTTCGTTTAAGTGCAACCTCTAGTGTCGTATTTACAAACACCATGTAAGTATCATAACCAAGATATCTCATTGATTGGGCTTCTGCTTCGATTCTTGCAGTATCTCGTGCAGTAGAGTCCATTATCATCCCTAAACGACCATCAATGGCATGTTGGTGCATAGACATTGTGCCTCTCTTTGCTCTTGTTCTAAGAAAGTTTTTTTGTTTTGTTTGAAAGGCTGACATGTTTGTCATCTTTAGTTCTAAACCTACCTTTTTAGCGTAATTCTCAAAACCATCATCACTATTAATCACTTTCATACCTTGACCCATGAGAGTTCTTGCTGATACCCATGACTTGCCTGAACCAGGTCCGCCTGCCAAGAAGAATGCTTTGAATATATTCTTGTCGTAGACGCCTTCGTTGATTGCTTCTTGATTGTAGAGAAAGTCGTTAAAGTTTAACATAGTTGTTTTTTAAAAGATATATTAACTATTTATATCATTTACCAACTGGCGCTACTGTAACCCAACCCATTAATTTATCTTCAAACTCACCATAGTACATACTTGACCAGTCGCCTGTTTGAATATAGTTTTTGATAGAACGAATATAAGACTGAGCACCAATTCTAGTTCTCATTGCCTTGTCTTTGTCCTTTTGTGATATGTCGCCGTTTCTTGAGCGTTCTGTTAGTCTAGCAGTTTTGACAATGCCTTCTTGTGTTTTTATCCACTTCTTTACATTGACATATGACATTGTGTTATCGTCTGATAATGCTTTCACAGCATCATGTACATTTACTAACTTAGGTGGCTTTCGCTTTGCACGAAGTTTTGCCATCTTCAATCTCATTGCTTCTTTCTTTAACATTTCTTCTGTAGTCATCATATAGTTATTCCTCAAAGTTCAAAATCATTTATATCTAAAAGTTCACCTCTGAAATTAATTTTACCCTTGTCGATAAAATATTCACGAAGTTCATTGAAACCACCAATGTGCTTTTCATCAATCACAATTTGTGGTATCGTTCTTACTGGCTTGCCCAATTCTTCAAAGAGTTCTTCTAAAGAAATATCTTTAGTAACAACCTTCTCTGTGTACTCATGGCCAAGTTGCGTTAATAACGCCTTTGCTTTATCACAAAACTGACAGGCAGGTTTGCTATAAACTGTAACATTCATTTTCTTTCCTTACTTTTTGAAGTTCAATGAATAATGTTTGCCATCAACATAAAACACTACAGTTGAATGACTGTAAACCTCACTCACTTCTTCTTCATATCTTGTTTGTACATCACAGACAGTAACGACACGAGAACCTTGACCGTTTTTGACTTCTTCATCATGTGCTAATGAAGCACCCATGAGAGCCCCGAACAAAGTCATTGCATCTTTACCATCACCATTTCCGAACTGATTGCCTATTGCACCACCAAAGAGTGCGCCGACCAGTTCATTAGTTGCACTTCCATCACCTGCAGGTTGTACTCTGTCTTGGCAGACTTCTACTCTATAAGGTATCTGTTTGATAACAGTTTTATATGTATCGGTTACAACGCCTCTATCAATAGGGGTTGCAGCCATTGTCGCAGTAGATACTGCTATTGTGAATAGTGCAATTAATTTCTTCATTCTATCTCCTGTATAGCGTCAAATTGTACACGATTATCTATAGGTGTAACCAACATATACATGCATAGTACTAATAGAGAGATAGCTACAATCTTTGACATTGTTTTTTAAGTAGTTTTTACTATATTATACACTGGTTGAGGACTAATGTCAAGCATTATTCCATGTTTTTTGCGTAAAGATAAACTCTGGCGTGAATTATAACGGCATTCTGAACCACATGTCATCATCATCATCGCTGTCTTGAGATGAGGCAGCATTGATTCGTAAGAATGTGAGTAGTTTGGTATAGAATGATTTTATTTTTGTCATTTTTCACGCCTGAGTTAAATGAAGCTTGAGATATCAAATCAAATTTCGGATTAGATACGCACTTTTGGTGTTGTATCTGCCTATATTTAGAAAATCAGAAACTTTGACTTTATTCTGCTGTATATTTACAGATGAAATACGCATCTGCTACATCTGAAACTGGTGATTTTGATGTCGTATCGAACACTTGTGCAAGATTTGTGCCTGTATCTTTTTCAAATGCGTCAAGCATCAAGTCTTTATTTGCATTGCCTTTATCTGTCGCAAACTTCTTAATAACTGACGGCGGTAGTAGAGTATAATCCCATCCACACTCCATCTTGAGTTTGTATTTGAGTAGTCCTAGATTCTCTGCGATATGAAATACTCTGCCGGTAGAACCATATGAGTAATCCTCTATCTGAATTGTAGGTTTTATACGATTCATACCTGTCGTTGCATCGCCATACGATTTGATTATGTTGATAGCCCAATCAGCGATTTGACTGTATCTTTCTGGTTCGCTTGTGTATGGTTTGTGTGATGTGCCTATGTATCTAACATTAGTTACAAAAGGGCGACAAAATGTAGCATCATACTTCTTTGTGTTTGTTAAGAAGTAAAATGTACAATCTTCGTATTTAAATTCGCCTTCACTTGTGTTGACACATATACCTGGTGAACTTAAACTATAGTCAATCCCAATCTTCATTTAGTAACACATCTTCTTCAACTTGCTCATGCTCTGCGCCACAAAAAGGACAATACTGTTCGATATAGTCATCTTCATCTAGTTCGTGTACTACAACAAATGTTGCTGAACAACTCTCGCATATTTTTTTTATCTTCATTGAAATGTTTCCATTAGTTGAGGTCCAAATGCGACCATAATCCACGAGAGAGCGCCAATAGCAACTAACCCTAATAACATCCACTTCATTTTAAAGTCATCTACAATCATCTGAAATCCTATTATTTCGTTACCTAATATTCTTAAAGATAGTTCTAGTTTGCCTTCGTCATCTACTTTCTTCATAATTGAAATCCTTTAAAACTGTTTGTTTCGACATCTTGTTTGATGCCGCCGACCACATAACTTTCTATCTCTGTTTCTTGTGGTGCATTTTGTAAGCCACGACTGTTCAACCAATGTTCTGTCCAAGGTAGAGGATTGTTTCGTGTTGATTGTTCATACGGTGGTGTTAGTCCGATACTTTTCATTCGTCTGTTTGCCATAAACTCAACATACTGATTGAGTAAAGTAGCATTTAGACCA